CGATGGTGGCAGTTACTATGATAGCCTAGAGGCTTACCAAGTCGGCTTCTATGAGGCCGACTACACCACACCGCTAAAAATCCCTAAGGACAACACCAAGACGCTCACGCTCAGTTTCAGCGTCACCTGGGCGCGGAAGACGCTGTAATGCTGCCTGACAATACACTGTCCTCCATCGCGGTATCGGCGCCGTTCCTACCTCCAGATGACAGGCCGCGCGAGCCGCTTATCGACTGGGAGCGTGGCGGCATCGGAATCAGCGATGCGTCGCTAGGCCACGACGTACAGAACTGGAAGGCATGGTATGCTGGGAACGTGATCTGGGTTGCACCAGAAGCCGATTTGTCCGCTAAGACGGCGGTGCTGGAGTTGGGTGGAGTAACCGAACTGGCGTTAGCGTTCGATATTTCCATGCACGTCACGCTGGTCTATATGCGGAATGGCCTAGCCAATCTCTACTGGTACGACACCAACCTGAACGACCATACGACCACCCCGTACCCAGACATCACTAGCCCTAGGCTGACGTTTGATGACAAGCGGGAATCGCAGTCGTCTGTCAATGACGTGCTGTTCTTCTATCTGAAGTTCGGGCAGCTACGCTACCGACAGCAGCGCGACCGATTTCTGATAGAGCGTGTGCTGGCCGACGTTCCGGACTTTGGGGCACGCATTGAAAATGTCGGCATGACTACCGGCAACCGGGTAGAGATTCGCTTCTATCAGGATAGTGTTGTTGGTGGCTATGCCGTCCTTACAAATCCCATTCATTCCGTCTTAGTTGGATTGGCTTGCGGGCATACTTTGACGCCCGGCGTCTTGACTCCAGTAACGTCTAGCGCCACGTTGCATCCTGTCGATACAGATTGCCGGAGAACATGATGAGCCTGACCTTGCAGACCCCGATCACAACCGCCAGGACAATCCTCAACGACATCCTGATGACGACCTACCCAGATGCCGATCTACTGCGATACGCCAACGATGCTCTCGACGCCATCGTTACGCTGGCACCTCGCTACTTCTATGAAACCGGAACCCTCGCTTGTGTCGCCGGGGAGGCGCTTCAGTCGATCAGCTTTGCCGATGCGCTGTCGCTGGTGTCTGTTGACCGGGTAGTTGGCGGGGGTGTCGTCACACCGACCGACCGCGCCACCCTGTCAGCCTTCGCCCCTGGATGGATGTCCGAAACAACGGGTGCGGCTATCCACTGGTTCCCGCTCGATGACAGCAAGACGCGCTTCTACGTCTATCCGCCAGCGCCGCCATCGCAGACGCTCTCCGTCACCTATGTGCGCATCCCTTGCGAGTACGCAATAACGGATGAAACCACGCTGCCGGCAACCTTGTCCGGGGCCATCACGGACTACATCGTCTACGTTGCACTCACGCGGCAGGACGAGTACGCATCCCAAGAACGGGCCGCTGGTTTCATGGCGTCGTTCGTGGCTCGCCTGTCCGAGAAAGCCTGATGTCTATCATTGCATTAAATTCCTTCTCCGGTATTGCTCCGAGAACAGACCCGGCTTTCCTACCGCAGAACGGTGCCCAGGTAGCCCAGGACGTTCGCCTACACGCCGGCGCTATCCGTGCGTGGCGTGGGTCAAGATCCATCGGCGTCACCGTTCCGGCGACTACTCAATCCATCTTCTATGACCAAGGGTCAGAACGCTGGTTTTCCTGGGACACCGATGTCGATTGCGTGCTCGGGCCCGTCGCGGATGACGATGACAAGAGACGATACTACTACACTGGGGATGGAACGCCGAAGAAGACTGATTCTGCCATGGCGATCGCCGGAACGGGCCGTTACCCGCAAACCTACTACGAGTTGGGTGTCCCTGCGCCTGCCGCAGCCGCAACCGCGTCTGCCGGTACGGGCACCATGACTAGAGTCTGGGTCTACACCAATGTCTCCCTGTTCAGCGGAATCGAGGAAGAAGGCGCCCCATCCCCGCCCGTAACCATTGCCACCTGGGCGTCCGGAGACACCATTACCATAGACGCCATGTCTGATGTTCCCACCACCGGCTACAACGTCACCAAGCGGCGCCTGTATCGCTCCAATGGCGGAGCCTACCAGTTCGTCAAAGAGTTCACTGGGACATCCACCACGGATGGGATCACAGATGAGCAACTGGCTGAGGAGATTACCTCCACGAATTTTGATGTCCCACCCGTAGGACTCAAGGGGCTGGTGTCGCTCGCCAATGGGATTCTTGCCGGGTTCATCGGAAATTCACTGTACTTCAGCGCCGCCTACCAGCCGCACGCCTGGCCATCTGACTACGCGCTCACCGTGGCCGACAAGATCGTCGCACTGGTCCCCATTGCCCAGGGCATGTACGTACTCACCACCGGGAAGCCGTACTACTGCTCCGGGATGACCCCGGATTCCATGTCAACGGAGCAGATGAGCAAGAACGTCCCCTGTTTGAGCAAGCGATCTGCTTCGACCGATGGGGTAGGGGCGATCTACGTTACCTACAACGGCATCGCCCATCTTTCCGGGGCGACTGCTTCAAATACCACTCGATCACTATTCACACAAGAAGAGTGGATCAAATACGACACAAATGGGATGCACGGAATTTTCTATGATGAGCGGTACACGCTCTGGTACACCCGGGTCGAGACAGACTACTTCGTCATGGACGGCGCCTTCACGATGGGTGGAAGCATGGCGATGGACGGCTCAATCTCGGATGCCGTCACGGTCACCAGCGGCCTCGTCATGGACACCACGTTGCCAGAAGCACCGATGACCACGATCAGGATTCCAGCCACAGCCGCGCACATCATCACCAGCACCGGAAAGTTATACCTGCTCTGGGACGACAAGATAGTTGAGTTTGATGCAGACCTCATCAGCAGAAGTCAATATGAGTGGAAGAGCAAGTTATTCGTTCTTCCACGCCCGATGAACTTTACTGCGGTTCAGGTATTGGCCGATCACGACCCCGAGATTATTGCATTGGAAACCGTCGCAGATAACATGATTACCCAAACGGACAATGCGAGCAAATGGGCTGAAGGCGCCTATAGCTCTGGGTGGGGAATCTGTCTCGCCAATGAATTCGAGTGGAATGGATCGTCACTCACCGGTGGAGGAACAGGAGGAACAGGAGGGACAGGAGGAACAGGAGGGACAGGGGGAGGAACAGGGGGAACAGGGGGAACTCCTAGAACCCGATTCTTGGCCATCCGTATCTATGCTGATCAGTCCATTGTTTTTCAGGGTGCCGTCAATGACAACAAGCCGATTCGCTTGCCATCCGGGTTTAGGAGCGATACATGGGAAATCGCAATCTCTGGTAACATCCCGGTGCGGAGGATTGTTATGGCCACAACGGTTCCTGAACTAGCGAAAGCATGAAGCCGTCAATCCCCCCACCTACCGCTATCGATCCAGGAGCCGCGCGAGTAATCTGGCCTATCAAGCATATTCTAGATGAGATCACCGGCGCGCGATCAGGGCCGCTAGAGCCGCTCTCTAAAACGGCGACATTGGACGAAGTGATCACCAAGATCAACCAACTCGTTGCACGACTCGGAGCATAAAAGGAACCGCTATGAGCAAATTCGTTACCATATTAGATATGGAGTTGATGTGTTCAACCGATGGCTACCCGCTTGTGAACCGAAACGGCGAGCAACTTTACCAACTGCGAACACCTTTTATCTATCAGTCCGATGTGGCGGACATGGTTATCACCGTCCCGGCCGGATTCGTCACTGATCTGGCATCAATCCCGCGTCTGCCATTTGTCTACATCCTGCTGGCAAAGATATCCGACATGCCTGGCGTTGTGCATGACAGCCTATATTCGACTGGCGCGATCCCTCGTGCATTGGCGGACAAGGTGTTGCGCGAGGCTTGCCTATTGATAGGCGTTTCTGCATGGAAGGTGTGGCTGATATATCAATGTGTTAGGCTTTGCTGTAGCGGCCATTACAATTCAAATAACACCATGGCGACAATTACCCAACTCGGCAAGAATGCCGATGTTTTCCGGAGCGAAATCTGATGACGATGCTTACCCCTATAGCGGCTTGGAGCGATGTGCCGCAACACGAAACGGGCACCCTTGTTCTTGGCGGGGCGGGCGCCCCAATGAATACCCAGGCCCAGGCGTTGCTGAACCGCACGGAGTGGTTGCTGGCGGGGAATGTGCTCGGCGTGCAATCCATCTGGGTTCCCGCTTCTGAGCTCTACGCGCGCTCCACCAACGGCGCGGCAGCCGGGACAGCCGAGACAGCAAATTCAAAGATCATGCTCAAGACCTTCGACTTCGACGCCGCAACCATCGAATACGTGCAGTTCATCCGCAGGATGCCGAAAAAGTGGAACCTTGGCACCGTCGCCGCCGCGTTCACCTGGAGTCACCCATATGCCACCACCAACTTTGGCGTGGCATGGGGGATTCAGGCCGCAGCGATCTCCAACGGCGATTCAATGGATGCCACCCTAGGTACCGCCAACTACATCTACGCTACAGGTGGAGCGGTGGATACGGCCTACACCTCACTTACTACACCGGCGATAACTATCCCCGGACCGCCAGCGGCAGAAGACCTCGTGGTGTTCCAGATTTTCCGCAACGCCGGCGATATGGAGGATTCCTTAGGCGTTGATGCCAGGCTTCATGGTGTTACCATCTACTTCACCATCGCAGCCGGCACAGACGCCTGATAGGACACGACAATGACCATTGGACTCAAGATTACCAACAACTTCAGTGCACCGATCGCCACAGGGATCAGTGACTCGGCAACTACGGTAACCCTGTCGGCTGGCTACGGATCGCGCCTGACGCAGTACGCTCCAGGTCAATACGAATACATGACCTTAGTAGACCAGTCAAACAACATGGAGATCGTGAAGGCTGTCGCTCGCGCCGGAGATTATCTGACGATTGTTCGCGCCCAGGACGGCACAGCGGCGAGAGCCTTTATCGTTGGCGATATTATTACCTCCCGCCCTTGCCGTGCCGCTCTCTACGATGCGATGGAAGTCAATATGGCAAAAGCCAATGTCGATTCGCAGGCCTTCACTGGCACCCCGTCACTCCCTACCGGGACGACCGGTGTTACCCAGACACAGGGGAACAACAGCACCAAGCTCGCTACCACCGCCTATGCCGATGCGGTAAAGGCGGCATCTACCGCCTATGTGGATTCGGCTATTGCATCCGCATCTGTACTTCCAGCGCAAGCTGGTCACAGTGGGCAATATCTTACTACGAGCGGATCGACAGCCTCTTGGGCCGCTATCACAGGGGGCGCAACAGGGTTCCCTGCCCCGAAGGTCGGGGAAGGAATCGGTCAGTGGGTCACGCTGGCGGCTGGGACGAGAACATTGCCAGCCGGTGGAACATGGGCCTATGCGGGGTTTATAAAGCAAACTTGGTTTGATGAGCTAACAATATTTTACGCAGGTGTCGGGGTCGGCGGTTCAAATATTCAAGGAGATGGGATTTACCAGCCAGGTGGATTCGCATGGCGTATCGGGTAACGCAATCCGTTGAAATGGTGTAGCATCCAGCCCAACGAAAGTTCGCCCGAGACTATCCGAATCCGCCTACTATGCACATTTTTTAGCCCACTATCATGCCTGACTACACCCCTGAATGGTTCAATGGTAACATGGATGCGGTGCGTCTGCTGGATGACCTTGGCTACGTCGCGCACATCTGGGACGACCTGATAGACAAAGACAAGCCAGTGTCAGACGAAGCGATAAACACCGCTTTCGAGTGCGCACTGTCGGATATACCATCGAACCCTGTCTACTTGAAGTATCAGCCCGCCTTAGCGCCGCTTATCTTTACTGGCATCATGGGCTTCCATGCGGCGAACCGCATGGAGAGATCTGGCGACCTGCACCAACTTGAAATAGCCCATGGGCTGCGCTATGCCGTAGGCCACGTCGGCACCTTCCTGGTGACCGTTTTCAACAATAAGACCCGCGCGGCAGAAATCCTGCCGGACGTGTGGAAAGCCATGATGCCCGAGCGCATCGACGATTACATGAAGGAGCATACCAATGTTCGGAGCGAGTAAATACAGGACGTGGTTGCGCCACCCAGGAGCCAACTTCGGCGGGGGGGATAGCGGAGGTTCAGAGAATTCTGCGACCGAGGCGCAGGGGCGGATGCTCGACTACAACCTTGGCAAGCTCAAAGAGACCGACGCGCTGCGAGACCCCTATATGGCCGGCGGCCTGCAAGGGGCGATGGGAGCCTACGACAAGTACAGTAGCCAGGGATACATTGACCAGATGAAGGGTGCGGCCGCCAACGCCGCGCAGGCCGCGACCGATAGCAAAACGGCGGAGATGGTGCGGACCCTTGGGCGTTATGGGCTCAACCCTAATTCTGGAAAGTTCGCCGGCATGGCCAACCGCAATGCGATGGCTGGCGCTGCAACGAAAGCCGGTGCTGTCAACCAGACCGGAATTGCCCTGGACACCGCGCAGACCACCGCCGCAACAAACAAATGGAAACTGCTCAACGACATGCAGACCGAGAGCATGACGCAAGGTCAACAGATCGCAGGCGGATATGGCTCGCAAGGCCAGACCATGGCACAAAACGCACAAACCAATGCCCAGGCAAACGCCGGACTTGGCAGCACATTGATGGCTGGCGCTGACATCTACGAGAAATACTTCAAGAAGGACGGCGGGCTGGTGGAAGAGGGATTTGCTGATGGTGGTCGCGCCCGCTACATGGAACGCGGAATGTCCATGACCGGACCCAACGCCGGCATACAGGCGGCACCGCAACCAAGCGGAGCACAGCAGGCGGTTGGTATTGCCAAGGGCGTGAACCGTGTCTACAAGCTTGTCAATCCCGCAAAGGCAGAAATAGCAAAGGACGCCAGCATCGACGTAGCAAATACTGCGTTGGCTGATGCGTCTGCAGATGGCACGACAGCGCTTGGGTTGACAGGAACTGGTGCTGGCGTGGGTGGCGTTGGAAGCCAAGCCGCAGGAGCTGGCCTGGCGGAAGCCGCAGGCGAGGCTGCCGCAGAGACTACCGCATCGCTGGCCACTGGCGTGGAAACTGCTGCGGCGGCGAATGCGTGGAACCCGATCGGATGGGCACTTGGCGCGGCTGCGCTGTTTGGGGCGCTATCGCACAAGGATGGCGGGATTGTGCATAAGCCAGGTCCCCTCAAATTATCCAAGCGTAGGGCAATGTTCGAGAAGACGTTTGAAGGCGAGAAGTACACTGGAACCAAGGCGCAGGATCAGCAAATGCTGGCCTACCTACAGGGTATCCTTCATGGCGCTTACGTTGCCAGCAAGCGCCATGACCTTCGTGACGGCGGGGGCGTTGACGGCCCTGGATCGAAGACTTCCGACTCCATCCCTGCGCGGCTTTCTGATGGCGAATTCGTTGTGAACGCGGAATCTGTTGCCATCCCTGGCGTACGTGCCCAACTTGAACGGATCAACCACGCCGGGCTTATGAAACGCTATAGTGACGGCTACGCCGACGGTGGCTTCGTGGACTGGATATACCAGAGAATCGCGGCCAATCCGAAGGCCGACTCAGAGGTCGATAAGCGAAAATTCATCCGCGAGAAGCTGATTGACGATGGGGTGGTCGGCAAAGCCGCTGGTTTCCTGCGCAACCGCGATGCCCAGATCGAAGCGGAACTGAAGCGCCAGGGTCTAAAGAACGGCGGAATGGTGAAAAGGAAGGGGTGCTGAGATGAGCTTCTGGACAACATTGGGTCAGGTAGGCGGTGGCGCGGCAGACACCTACTTCCGAAACAACCTTGGAGACAAGTGGGACCGGGCACGCCGCGAGAAGGCGGCCAGCGATGAAGCGGCCGGACTAAATCAACATGCCCCTGGCGCGAAGCGGCAAGTTGCATCCGACGCCGAGAACGCTAAGACGGCTGTCGATGGCAACTCGATCACTAACGGCGCTGACCAAACCACCGCCCCTGACGCAGCACCCATGCAATCGGTGGCGGCATATGATTACAAATACGGCGTTCCGGATACTGCGCCAATCAGCGAAGCCGAACGCTATGCAAAGATGGAGGACATCTACCGGCGCCACGGCTTCAATAACCGCGCAGATCTGTATGGGCAGCGTGCGTACACCGCCAAGCGAGACGACAAGCAAGACGCCCGCCAGGCTGTTCAAGACGCCAGTGCCGAGAGGATTAATGCTCTCAACGCAGCCAACCTTGAGATGCGCAATACGGATGCGGCCTATCAGCAGACGCAGCGCGCGGCGCTTGACAATGCCAACAGGGCTATCAGCGAAGGGATTGCAAATGGCACCCAATTCAGCCCTGCACAAAAGACCAAGATTTTCCGAGACTACGGAGTCAACCAGCAGAACGCGCTGGCTTCCAGACTTGCCAGCCTAAACTTTGGCAAGACAGAATTCGATAGCGAGCGCGAAAGGCTCTACCAGAAGGCATCTATCGCCGCAGCGAAGGGCGGGCTGAATGGGATGATTGACCTGTTCAATACCGATCCAGACTACAACGACAACACCAGTGTGTCAACCGCCCGAACAAAGAATGGAATGGTGGTGCTGACTCACAAAACTAATGATGGCAAGGTGCTGTATACATCGCAACCGATGACCGAGAAGGTGGCCATAGGCGAGGTTATCTCTACCCTGAAAGACCCGATGGCAGCTATCGAATGGCAGGAAAAGATGGCGGGACTTAAATCAAAACGGGATCTTGAGGCGGCTCAAGCCTATCACGCTGGTCAAATTGGACGGCTGGCCGGCGTCAAAGCGGCAGGAATCGCCGCAGCACCAGCCGGGACTGAGGCGGCCAATGCAAAGCCTGGAAGCTATTCCAAATCTGTAAACGATGGAGTCAAGCAGATCGCACTCATGCACGGCGCAAAGACCGACTCATTCGGCGCCTTCAGCTTCACCGACATCGCGGACAAGTCTGCATATTCACGCGACATCGCCAAGATGGAAGAGATGGTGATGTCCGGAATACCGCCCATGAAAGCCGCTGACATGATCATGCAGGGAACACGCCGCGAGCAGAATATACGTACCGTGACCAAGAACGACAAGCCTGCTAACGGCGCCGCCACTGCCTTGCGCGACAAGCTGAGGTACTGAGCAATGGTAGTAACCTGGAAAGAAGTATCTGGATCAGAAGACTACCAGAATCTGTCCACGGAAGATCGTGATGCCGTGCGCGCGGACTACTTCGCGCGAGTCATCGTGCCGCAGGTTGAAACGGCTGACCTGGAAGCAGTTCACTCTGACTTCATGGCGCGCACCAAGCCCGGCTTCACCGACAAGGCTTTGGACTACGTTCCTGAATTCATGGGCGGAAACAAGGCCACTGGCGCGGCGGCGGAAGCTGTTGACGCCACTGCTGCCGCCGCGCCGCAGGAAAACGACTTGTATGCCCAGGCCAGGAAGGAAAACCCCAGTGCCGGCGAGGACGTCATTGCAGCCCGGATGACCGAGATGGCGAACGGCGCGCCGGTAAAGCATGACGTCATCGAACCGTCCGCAACTGATGGTATCGGGCAGGCGCGCAGACAGCGCGGGGCATCAGGAACATGGGGAAGCCAATCGCCAATTCCACAGGGCGCGGCAGGACAGGATATTTCTGGAACGATGCTTGGCCAGAAAAACCTGCCTATTGCCCCACCACCGAAAGGAATTGCATCTGCCACACAACAAGATTTTCAGGTGCTGGATAGAAATGGCTTCGCAGCCGCAAGCGCCGGTCTGAATAAGCGCCAGGCGGCCCAGGATCGTGACGAGCGCCTTAATGCCATCAAACGCAGAACAGGCGCAAATGATGTAACGGCGCGTGCAATCGCTAACCAGGAGGACATGGCCGGTGGTGAATTTCGAGTCGGCTCAATAACGGAAGATAAGCCGAAGAACCTACATGAACGGGTTGCTGATGATATATCGCAGATTGGGAATCAACTCTACTACGGAACGACAGAAGACGCACCACAAGCAGTATTCCAGGCTATCCAATGGCACGCACCAGAAGGTGGGGACGTTGCAGCATGGGCGAAAGAACAGGCTAGCAAGTATGATTCTAGCCACAATCAGCCCGATCTGTACGACAAGAACCCCCTAGAAAAAACGCTTATCTTAGGTGCACGAGCACTGCCTCAATCGAGTGCTGGCATGGCGGCCGGGATTGGCACGTCACTGATAACTAAAAACCCACTTACTGGATTTGTGGTGGGGAACAGCATCATCGCACCACTGTATGCAGGAAGCCAGGCGCAACAAACCTACGACAAGCTTATCCAAGCTGGGGCAAAGCCAAGTGACGCGAAGATCGCCGGGTGGATCAACTATGGCATAGAGGGTGGCGGGGAAGCCCTTGCAGGCGTGATCGGCGGAAAGCTTATCACTGGTGTCGGTCACTTGCTGGTGAATGAATTAGGTAAACAAGGCACAAAGAAAGCGCTATCAACGATTACAAGCCCGTCATGGCTTGGCGCATTTGCCAAGGACATGCTTGCCAATGCCGGCATCCAGTCAAGCACTGAATACGTGCAAGGCTTCGGTGAGACAGCCGTAGAAAATTTATATGGTGCGAAGAACAACGGATCGCCGCATGAGGCAGGCAAGCAGGGCGCCATTGCGGCCCTTGGGATGTCGCTGCTCTTGATGCCGGTCGCTGTCCCCGGGCACCTTAACGCCGCCAAGGATAGGGCAAACGTCGGAACCTTGTTGGTTGACGAGACGGCACCGAACGAGATGCGTATTCGCGCAGCCGGTGTTGCCCATGAAGGGCTAAAGAAAATAATAGGGAAGGATGCGGCGGATGCGTGGCATTCCAGCTTCGTCTCAAATGTCAGCAGGCCGGAAGCTGACGCCAATCTCGCAAAACAGCGTGCCATGAGCGCATGGGAAGGCAACCCGCTCACGCGCGGATCGGTACCTGCCGCGCAGCCTGAGCCGTCGCGCCCCGCCCCCACCGGCCCGCTCACGTCGGCCCTTGCCGCCGCGCCAGTAGCACCGGGCCAGACTGCCCCCGTTGATGTACCTACCCGAGCCGCCGCTCAGAACGTGCTTCCCACGCCTCTTCAAGAAGGCGCACCCGTTGAGGTGCCTCAACAGGACGATGGATCAGACGCAGCCCTCCTTGCCCGCATTCGGCAGGCAGAACTCCCAGACAAGACAGTCACCGACGAGACACCTAATGGCACAAGCGATCTTGCAGCCGCACAGAATTACCCTGACGCCAATGTTGAAAATGGCAATCAAGTCAAAGGCGCTGACCTACCTGGAAGCGGAATCGTTATTCCAGACGCAATGCCTGGGCTCCAAGGGCGAGACAGTACCAGTACCGGAATGCCAGTGGGAGACGGTGCGGCGCCTGCGCAACCACCTGGAGGGGCTAAACCTGGCGAGGCACTAGCAGACGAAATGCCGCCGGCGATCTCGGGATCATCAGAAGCGCGCACTCCTGGAGATGCCGCACTAGTCAATAAGCAATCTGATGGATTGCGCACGCTTGATGAGGAAGGCCGCGCGACGGATAGAAAACCGATCAATCCTGGGGACGTTTTCGGCACGCTATCTGGCCGCAAGACAACGCCAGTCCCGAAGCAGAAAGGCAAGAAGTACCACTCTCAATGGCTGATAGAAAACGCCACTTCTGAGGCAGAATCGCGTGGCGATAGCTTCAATTCTAGGGCATTCTCGAATATCGGGATGCTGAAAGGCGGGGGACTAACCGGTGCAGACCGTAGCGGGATGTTGATGTACCTGTTCGGTCAGCAGCCTGCGGTCGTTCCACCCATTCTGAAGCCGTTTACTGTAGGCGCCCCTAGTATCGCCGACGCCAAGGCCAAAATCGGCGCGCTCAAGGCATTACAGAAATCACGACTAAAGCCGATTGACGACGCCCGTATTCATGGCATGGAAGGAGACTTGCGAGCAATCGCTAAACTAACTGGCTGGGCGCAGGAAGGTGGTCGAATGATCCGTGGATCAGAGGACTTCAATCATCCTGACTATGACAAGATCAGCCGCACCACCTGGATACCGCACCAAGAATGGTATGCGGGCATGGCAAACAAGATTTCAGGCCAGGCGGCTGTTAATGCCGTTGAAGACGCCATCGCTGGCAAGCCGATGAATGCGAAGTCAAAGCGGTTTGTTGCTGAGTTGATGGACATAATTGCCGAGGAGAGAAGCCAGAATAGCATCGCCGAGCGTGAGAAACTTGTTGAAGAAGCGAGTGCGCTTGGAGTGGACACCACAGATAAGACAGCAGAGCAGATCAGGGCGGAGATCGACGCCCTGTACGCGCAGTACGATCAGTTGGAACGCGAAGCAATTCAGGAAGCGGATAGTTTTGTCGATGATGCACAAGAAGAGGTCAACGATATTCCGTTCGGTGAAGACGAATCGCGCAATCCGGCAGACCTTAACACCATTTTTGGAGCAGCATGGAATGAAGAAATCCAAGGTGAAGCACAAGGGCCAGACCGCCAAGAAGCTGCGCCTCCTGGCGCTACGCCAGCGGTTCCTGGCGTTCCCGCCAGAGGAGCAGAAGAGGGTCGTGGCGATGATGAAAATCCGCCTCAAAGTGAAAGCCTTGGAGATGGAGCTCAGGGGCCTGAACGAGAAGGCGCAAATGACCAGAGCGGCGAGCGTGAAACCGGTAAACTAAGCCCGGGTAAAGTCGGACAATTCAATCTGGCTGACAACGGCAAGCCTACCATCGAATTGGTCGGCCAGACACCGGAAGAAATCCTTGCCGAGCAAGAGGCAGAACGTGATCGAATCCGCACGGCCGCATCCGACGCGCGCGCGGAAGAAGAACGCGCGAAACGAGCGCGCGCCAAGCAGGAAGACGACGCGCGTAAAACACAGGTTATCGCTGACAGGAAGAAGGAGAAGAAGGCCGAAGTTGACGCCACCGTCGCCAACTTTGAACTTGGCCAGGAACCACCGTCCCCTATCGTAAAGAAGGTAACGCCGGATGAACTTGCAGGGCAGGGCGACATATTCAGCGCGCCTCAACCAACGCCAGCCAAAGCGCCGGCGCAGACGGGGCCTGTCGGTATTACGGTGAGCGACATCGTGCCCATGATCCTGAGGCAGATCAGGGTTACAATACCAGCCATCAACAGCCGCACGAACACGTACCAGCAGCGCGAAGTAAGCGCATTGGATGCGATCAAGGCGACGGACGACGACATCATGCAGATGAAAGCTTTGCTAGATTGCCTGAAGGCGTAACTAGGACCATCATGCCGATCAAGTATGAAGATGACATCGCGCCAGAACCGATAGCGGCGCCCATTCCTGAGCCAGATAACCGTGTGGCAGATGCCGTCATCGCCGCGATGGACAGGAGCGTAGAAATGTCGAAGAAGCTCCACGATGCCTTGGGGAAGAGTGGCAACAAGCTGATAAAGGCCACCTTCGAGCGTGATGCAGACAAGCTCATATCTTCGGTTACAATGCACGTCACCCAGGACTAATCATCTATTGAAGAACCTTGCTGTGAAGCCGAGCCAATTTACAGAATACCAAGTCGCAATTACCATAGGCGGATGTAATAGCCAGCACGACGGGTATTGGATTATCTAAAATCCGCCAAAGACCACTGCCTTTAGGCATTGAGTAATTCACTATTGAGAGGACGCTAGAATGCCCATTATTGCAACAGACATCCATTACCGCATGAGTGGCGGCGCCAGCAATGCAGACCCGGCGCTTGCGCTGGGGGGTGCGAAATCCTCGGCGCAGTTCACCACCAACGTGATATTCGACGACGTTACCAGCTCCGAAGCGGCTACGGGAGATGCAGAATACCGCTGCCTCTACGTGCACAATGCCCACGCCACCCTGACGCTGCTTGGGGCAAAAGTCTGGATTCAGTCGCAGACCAGCAGTGCGGACACCGACATTGCGATTGCGCTTGGTGGTGAAGGACTGAACGGCACAGCAGAAGCCATCGCCAACGAAGGCACGGCTCCGGTCGGCGAACCCTTCAGCCAGCCATCAAGTTTCGCCGCTGGACTGACGCTTGGCGACCTCGCTCCTGGAAGCCATTATCCCGTCTGGGTACGTCGCACAGTCAACGCCGCCGCCGCCGGCACAACCGATGCCTGGACGATAAAGGTCCAGGGCGACACCAACCCGTAAGGCCACACAATGCCAATCCCATCCCTCAAAAACAGAGTAGGCAACGCGGTATCTGGCACGCCAGGAACCGGCACCATTACGCTGGCCGGAGCAGAAACTGGTTATCAATCGTTTGCTACTGCTTTCGGCGCAAATGCCAATGTCGATATTCTAATTGAGGAAGGCGGCGCCTGGGAGATCGCCAGAGATTGCACCTACACGCATTCCGGAACTACGGTAACGCGCGGAACCCTTGAAGCCAGCAGCACCGGTTCAGCAGTAAGTTTCACAAGCGCGGCTAAAGTCTACGAGATTGAGACAGCAGAGCGCATCCGCCGCCACAATACACTATTGCAAGGGGTTACTCCTGGTGGCCGGTTAACACTCACGCCAGGTGTACCGGTGACAATATCGGATGTTGTTGGTGCAACTACTGTCTATTACACTCCCTTCGTCCACGATGTTGTTATTTTATGGGATGGCGCTGGATGGGTTCCAACCACATTTACCGAAAAGTCATTGGCGCTTGGAACGGTGATTAGTGTAATGCCGTATGATGTATTCGGTTATCTTAATGCAGGTGAGTTGGCATTAGAAAAACTTGTATGGACAAGCACTACCGCACGAGCAACCGGAGTAACACTGCAAGATGGCAGATATTGTAAGGCTGATGATAAAACCAGATTGTATCTTGGCACGTTCTGTACAACCAGCACGACAACTACCGAGAGTTCTCATGCCAACCGGAATTTGTACAACAATTACAATCAGACTTCTGCGAAAGTTGACTATAACTCTAGAGATCCGGGGCACTCATGGACAGGAGTGACCGGATGGAGACAATACAATAATGATCTGGCTTCAAAAATTGGATATTGTAATGGAGCGTTGGGGGTGTGTACTCTGACAATTTATTCTTATAGCATGTCATCGACTGGTAGCTCTGCACAGTGTTGGATTGGCGTAAATTCAACAACACAAGGCTACCCTGGAACAGTATCTACAAACACTGTCGGTACATTATATACACGATCATCTGCAACTAATAGCATAGTTATATCTGATACTGGTCTAGTTAACATTAATCTTCTTGAAAGAAACTTGAGTACCAAACAAATGACATACTCGTATGGGGTTTTAAGAGGAACAGTACAATGCTAACCATCCTCACAAACAGTATTCCATCCTGTGTCGGTGCAGCCGACAACAACGATGGAACTTATCGCATTGACCTGTTGGATGGCACTTCTAGGCTCGCTACTGATACCGAAGTACTAGAAGCCAGGCGTGCCAATGCAATACAACAGATCAAAACCCTCGCTGGGGAAAAGATACTCGCCCGCTACCCGTTAACTAAGCAGCTTAATATGGCCGCAATGGCGACGGATTTGCAACATCGCCGCATTATTGGAACCTTCACTCAGACTGATGAGGCAATCGAGGTATCACTGCAGCTTGCGTGGGGCTGGATACTGACGGTGCGTGCCTACAGCAACGAACTTGAGGCACAGGCCATGAGTAATCCAGACCTGGATATTGCAGTCGGCTGGCCGGAATAACTCATGGCCGTCGGTAAAGGCGCAATCGGCAAGTGGGCAATAGGTAAGGAACCAGTTGTTGAATCCGGGGGTGCCACTTCGGTCTCTTCCGAACTCACGGACAGCTACGCTATCCTGGCTTTGGCGGAGTCAGAACTCGCTGACAGCTACACCATTCGTGCTGCCATTGCGTCAGAACTTGCCGATGCCTACGCGATCCAGGCCGCTGTCAGCGCAGAACTTTCTGATAGCTACGCCATCACCGGCGTGGTCGCAGCGGTTCTGGCAGACGGCTACCTGATACGCTCCGCAATTGCGGCCGAACTAGCTGACAGTTATGTCATCCGTGCCGCAGTCTCGTCCGTGCTGAGCGACAGTTACGGCATCCAGAGCAGCGGCAGTGTGGCCGCAGAATTGAGCGACATTTACGCCATCCGCGCCGCAGTTGCGACTGACCTCGCTGATAGCTACGCCATCCGCGCAGTCATCGGCGCCGATCTTTCCGACCTCTACTCCATCAGCACGTCGGCCTCAGCAGAACTGGATGACGCCTACACCATCATTGCGTCGGCGGCAGCGTTATTATCAGACAGCTACCTTATCCGGGCGGCCGTCAGTGCCGACTTGAGCGACAGTTACAGCATCGCTTCGCAGCCTGGCGCGTGTCCGACAGCGGAAGACGTTGCGGCGGCCGTCTGGGGACATGCCACCGCCATTGGATTCGAGGACAAGATGATGATTTGTAGCGCCATCCTGCGCAACAAGACCGTGACTGATCCGATCACAGGGCTCATGACGGTCTACGACGTCGATGGTGTAACTTCGCTACTCACTGCGCAGATGTACGAGGGTGTCACTACCGACCAGCCGTACCGAGGGGCAGGAGCAGAGCGTCGTGAGCGCCTAGCGTAATGGCTATTGTCTCGCGCGGGCTTGGCCGTGGCCTCATTACCGGGGCGCTGGTGGCATTTGGTCTGGGTATCGCGCCGCACCAGGTCGATGTCCCCGCCCAGGCGACAGCCGTTCAACAAGAAGGTAATGGCGGAAGCACCAAGAAGCGGCGTACCCTCTATGCCCAGAAATCTCCAGCCCAGACGGTTCTGGAAGCCGACGACCGAGAGGTCATAGAAATCCTCTCCATCATGATGAGCGGCATCATTTGACATCCCCCTCCCCGCCCTAAAGGACGGCATTACACGCCCCGGCCTAAAGGCCGAGGTTTCCCGGAGCAAAATCTGATGAGCAAAGCAGCACCGTGTTTCCTGGTACACAAGATCGAGCAGGCCGACCAGGACGTTATAAGGTCTGCTGCCGGCGCCTACATGTCGCGCGGGATGGGCGAGAAAGCAGCGTTCATTCGCGCAACCGAGGATGCCATCGACACTCTGCAAGACCAGAAGACCAGGATCGAGCGCGAAGCGGTTGCTGCATTCGAGAAAGACCATCCAGACGCGGCAGAGCGGGTGCTCGATAGAAAAAAACAGGATGCTGAAGCCGATACGCTTGCTCATGCCATTGGCAATGCGCCGGTAGATGTGGCGATCAGCGAAGCCGGTGCACGCGATACAGCGCCTACCGAAGATCGTGTTGCTGCCGCGCCAGCGGATGAAATGGCAGACCTGAAAGCGCAGATGGGAGACGCTATCGGAGAGCTTGCCAGCCTTCTTGGCGCCAAGTTGAACATGACCCCAGAGGAAGAGGCCAAGATCATCCCGATCATGTCCAAAATCTTCCGTGTCGCGGCGAAGATGGGCTATCTAAAGTTCCAGGACGCAGCACGATACGTCATGGCGCAGATTCGCCAACTAGCCGGCGATGTGGTGGCGGACAAGCTTTCCATTGACAACCTCCAGGCCGGCTACATCAACGTCGCCAAAGAGATCGGCGGCAACAAGCGCGAGGCCATGGCGTTTGATTCGATTGATGAACTCCTGGCAGACACCCAGGCCAAGATCGACGCCGCCACCCACAACGCCGCGAGCTCGCCGCAGAACGACAAGCCGGCTCCAACTCAGGCGCAAGCCGAGGCCGGCAACTACGCCAAGGGCCACATCACCCTGCACGGCCTGAACCTCTCCATTGAGAACCCGAGCGGGTCAGCGCGTACCAACCTTTCACGCGATCAGATTGAGGCCGCCAAGATCGGAGCAAAGGGCGGCGAACTGTCTGACCTGTCCGCCGCGCTAATGGCGTTCGACCGCTACCAGACAAAAGCCGATCCAACGGCACTGATGGTGGCGATCTCTATGATCCGTAAAGCCGGCAACTGGGCCGACGCCACCCAGGCCAGCAAAAACCTCTCCAAGAGCGCCTGGGCGGCCATCATGCCTAATGGCGTCAACTACGGCTACATCAAGCGCAGTACAGGCGCCGACGGCGATCATGTCGATGTATTTGTTGGCCCCCATCCTGATGAGACGAATGCCTGGATCATCAACCAGCGCCAGCCGGTCGACGCGGAACCAAACGACGCGAATGCCAAGTTCGATGAGCACAAGGTCATGCTCGGATTCAAGAGCGGTGACGAGGCGGTGGCAGCCTACCTGTTGGGCTTCGAGGACAAGTTCGGCGCCCAGGTATTCCAGTCTGTCTCCCCAAGCATGAGCATCCAGGAATTGAAGGACGTGCTCCCGGCCTTGGTTAATTCTGACCCGGTGAGCGCGGACGCCACTCCGGAATTTCTGGCCGTGAAGCCAAATCCTGAACCGGTAGAGGTGCAAGACGATAAGGGCGAGCACGTCTCCAACCGGAAGCTGGTGACGGCCGCGCCGGAAATCGAGTACACGACCAAGAACGGAAAGGTCCTCAAGGGGGTGATCGCTACCATCTTCAAGACAAAGGAATCGGCCCGGGAGGTTGACAAGTTCACTTGGCGAATGAATGGCGGCTACTTCATCCGCATGGCGCACGTCACCCGCCCAAAGGCGAAGCCATCTATCGTACCGTCGGCACCTAATGATTCCGCCACATCCGCTACACCAAATAAGCCCAACACGATTTCAACGGATGACGGCCGCTTCGCGGTAGCTGGATTGATCAGTCAAGCCTTCGTGGACGGAACCACCTTCGCCACCATCTTGGAAGCACGAAAGTTCATCACTGAACTGACCGGCGAACAAATAGAGCCAGGCACCGAGCACGCCAAGTTGGCTGACGAAACGATCGAGGCCGGCGTGGTGCTGGCGGCGCGTAAGATCGTAGAGATCGGGCATGACAACGGCGTCGGCGACGAGACCATCTTCGACTCGCTCCTAAATCTCTACAAGGCGCAGCCAAATCTGAGTATGCGGTCTTCTGAGAGCATCCGCGAGCAGGCCTACTCGACCCCAGTGCCAATGGCATTTATCGCCTCTCGGCTGGCTGGCATCGGCCGGGACTCCGTAGTCTACGAGCCCACCGCTGGCAACGGTGTGCTGTTGATCGAGGCGGTCCCTGGCAATGTTATCGCTAACGAGCTTAACCAGCGCCGTGCCGCCATGCTGAAGCGAGTCCTGGCAGGTGCCACAATCCGCGCCGACAACGCCGCCGCATGGAAGCCTGGTAACGGCGGTGCCTCGGCTGTCATCATGAACCCGCCATTCGGAGTAGTGAAGGGAGATGATGGCGAGACGATTCGATACGAGCCGCTTCCAGGGTACGAAACCAACGAGGTCGATCACGCAATCGTATTCAACTCACTGGATGCCATGGCTGACGACGGCAAGGCGGTCCTGATCGTAGGCGGAATTCTAAACGCCAACACCCCGGAAGGTCGGCGTAACGGCTATCGCGGCAAGAGTAAGCGCGAGTTCTACTATTTCCTGTACCAGCACTACAACGTGACCGGGCACTATTCTATTGATGGCGACCTATACTCCAAGCAGGGAGCGAAGTACCCGGTGGACATGGTTACCATCAATGGGCGCGGCAAGAGCAAGCGCGGATTGCCGGCCGCCGATCTGCCAACCGAGATCAAGACCTATGGCGAACTAAAGGAGTTACTCAATGAACGAGATCGCGTGGTATCCGAAGGGCATGGCGATTCCAACAGGGTTGACGGCAGTATGGCTGAAACCGGGAACCAGGATCAGCGAGGGGGTGTGGCTATCGGCCCTAGAGGATCGGGTGGTCAACCTGCTGTTGGAGGAGTACGAGGAGGATCAGATGCCTCTGGCGAAATGGGCGTGCAACCTGCTGGAAGTTCCAAGCCCGGACAGCCCAGATCAGATCGCCCAGTTCATTCTGAAGGGGAACCTGGAGTTGCAAACCCTGTTCAATCTGGCGGTCATCGACCAAGACCCGTTCGTGGGAACGGCGACGCAGGAAATCGGCGCCCTGATAGCGATGGAGGAAACGAACTTCCAGTTGTGGGTAGAACTAGCGGCCTCGCAACAAAACCCGCACAATCTGGACTGACACAAGACCGACGCGGGCTGGAGAAAGAAACCGAGCACCAGGTAACTTACGAGCCAAGGTCTTCCGCGCCAGCCATCGGAACCCTGGTCCCGATCGCCATGCGGGATGCCGTGCAGGACGCGATCAGCAGGATAGAGGCCGACGTCGGAAACCTGGACAGTTATGTTGCCGAATCGCTAAAAATGGATATTGGACACGCCAAGACCGTGTTCTCGGCAGAACAGATAGATGCCTTAGCCATGGGCATCTACAACGCACAGCATGAGAGCGGCTTCATCATTGGGGACCAGACCGGAGTGGGCAAGGGTCGGGTCGTGGCGGCGATGATCCGCTATGCCCTAGTGAACGGACATCGGCCGATCTTCGTAACCGACAAGCCAAACCTATACACCGACATGATCCGCGACCTGGACGACATCGGCATGGCGGATACGTTCGGGCTGGATCACGACGCCAGCGGCATATTCATCACCCGCCGCGACGGCGATCCGATCCCCTACACGCTGACTCGCACTCGGGATGGCGAGATCGTAGAAGAATCGCACAGCCTGCGGGCACCAAAGATCGGGAATGCCCTGGACGCGGTTATGACGCACATGATGCAGGACGGGTCTGTCGGGGAATACAAGGCCATCTTCACCACCTATTCTCAGATGCAGAACGTCAATGGGAAAGTCACGACCCGCCAGGAATTCCTAGAGCAGTTCGCTAAAGGCAACTTCATTATATTCGACGAGAGCCATCAGGCTGGTGGAGCAGGTGGTCAGCAGGCCAGATCAAGGGATCGGCGCGAACAACAGAAGCAAACAGGAAGCGTCCACACCGGGCGCTCTGGGTTCGCCAGGAAACTGATTGCCAGTTCCGGCGGCACCTTCTTCTCATCGGCCACCTACGCGAAACGGCCGGATTCGATGGACCTGTACTCCAGCACCAACATGATGCTGGCGGTGGATAAGCCATCCGAACTGACAGAAGCCATCAAACGCGGCGGGGTGCCGATGCAGCAGGCGGTCGCAACCATGCTGACGATTGACGGCCAGTATATCCGCCGAGAGCGCACCTTTGCCGGCGTGACCTACGACACACGCGCAGCCCAGGTTGATCTTGATACAGCCAACAATATGTCCAGCGCCATGCGCGGCGTCCTGAAGTTCTCACGATTAAGGGAAGCGGCAATCAAAGCCCTGAAGAAATCGCTTGACGCCTCCGGAGCGGCCGTATCGTTCGAGGGCGAGAAGACCCAGGTGGCAGGCGCCAACTTCGGCGCGATAATGCACAACCTTATCGGTCAGATGTTGCTGTCGCTCAAGGCAGTAGATTCTGTTAAGTACGCAATTGAGCGATCCAACCGGGGAGAGAAAGTCGTTCTCACCGTGGCAAACACGATGGGGTCGTTCCTGAGTGATTACGCCAAAGACGTGGGTATCTCCATCGGTGACCCGGTTTCGCTATCCTTCGCAGACCTGTACCAGCGTTACCTGGAGAAGCAGCGGTGGGTGCGGGTAAAGTCGCCCGGTGCCAAGGAATCGGTGCCCTATTACCTTACCGACGCAGACCTTGGCCCAGGCCTGGTCGGCCTATACGATGGCATCCGCAAGCAGATCGCAGATTCAGGATTCGGAGCAGCGCCGATCTCCCCGATCGACTACATGCACTCCGAACTGCGCAAGGCCAAGACGAAAGGCCTGGATGGCGTGGAGCGAGCAATCACTACGGATGAGATAACCGGGCGCACAGTGACGCTGGACTATGGCGCCGATGGCATTCATAGGCTCGGAAGCCGCGCCGCCACGATCAAGAAGCGGTTGGGTGCGATCAACGGCTTTAACAGCGGCGACATCGACATCCTGATCGTCAACCAGTCCGGATCGACGGGTCTATCGCTGCATGCGTCCAGCAAGTTCAGGGACCAACGCAAGCGCCACATGGTCCTAGTGCAGCCAGAGGCTAACATCGACACCCACATGCAGATGCTGGGACGAATTCACCGTACCGGCCAGGTCATCGAGCCTGCCTACACGCAGATGATGGCAAACATCCCGGCCGAGTCGCGTCCGGCCGCCATCCTCATGAAAAAAATGGGTAGCTTGAACGCCAACACTACGGCATCTAAAAAATCATCCGTCATGGCAGATGGGGTTACCGACTTCATGAACGACTATGGCGGGCAGGTTGCCATGGAGTACCTGCGCGACAACCCAGACGTCCACAAGTCGATTGGCGGAAGCGAGGTAATAGACCTAAAGGAAAACCCGGAGGATGGCAACGAGAGCGACATCCGCAAGATGACCGGTTACATCCCAATCCTGCCAATCGCCAAGCAGGAAGAGGTATACGCCGACCTGGTTGAGCGATACAAAGACCTGATCGAACGTGAAAACGATATGGGCACCAACAAGTTGGAGGCGAAGGCGCTCGACCTTGACGCGGAAACACTGAAAAGCGAGACGATTACCGCCGACAAGGGTGTCGATTCCGTATTCTCGAAACCGGCAACGATGGAGTTGGTAAGTGTAAAACGCACAGTGAAGCCATACTCGTCCAAGGAAATCCGCGACATGATCTCGGAACGGCTTGCCGGAGATAGTGGCGATGCCATTGCGTTCGGAATGCGGACCAGCATGAATCTACGCATCACCGATTACGCAAAGGAACGGCTCAATACTTTGCTAGAGGGCGGAGCAGACCAAGCGCGACTCGCAAGCGAACAAGCCCTGATCGCCAACATGCAGAACCACGTCAACGCCGTGCTTTCTTCTGCCGTGATCGGGGATACCGTGCGCCTGACAAACCGCGACGGCATTATCCTGCACGGTGCAATCATCGATGTTATTGACACCCAGAAGACTAAGAACCCGGCTGCCGGCTCGGCATGGAAGATGGTTTTCGCCCTGGCCAACGGCGAGTCCAAGAAGCTCACTTTGAGCCTGACCCAGGTCGGCGGCAGCTTCAAGATGGAAAAGGAACAGCGGGTAGACCATCTCAACCCGGAAACCGGAAAATCAAGCTACGTCGAGGCAATGTCACTGTTCGACAGCGGTGTCCACTCCCGGCGCGAGAACCGCTGGATGATAACCGGCAACCTGCTTGCCGGCTATGCCAAGCATCCTGGTCAGGTCGTAAGTTATACCAAGAGCGACGGCACGACCTCGCAAGGTATCTTCATGCCCAGGCAGTTCGACTTCGAGGAGGTTAAGGCATCTTCCGACGTCCTAATCCCAGCCGACAAGGCGATCCAGTTCTTTTCCGATGCAACTGGAAGTTCCGGGCAGCGCAACGGGTCTATCGGCACCATGGATAACTCGCTCATCATCCAGTCGGACGGCGGTGGCTACGCTATCACAACGACCCTGTCGAAACGCGGAGGCGGGAAGTGGTATGCAGACGTCGCCTTTACCGACATCCTGGGAGAGCAGTTCTTCAAGCACGGCGCACGCATGGAAGCTTACATCGACAGCGACGAACGGCTACGCGCAGCCCTAGACTACCTGTCCAGTCGGGCCGGAGAATCACTCTACGCCAAGAACCACATCGACGTGGCGAAGCGGATCATGGGTATTGGCGTCCAGGCCAGCATTCCTGTACAAGGCGGCGTTGCTCAGGAAGAGCGCGCGGTCTATGCTGTGAATGAATCAGACCCGCACACCGGAGACCTGTTCGGACATGAAAAAACTGCTCTACCCGATCTGCAAAGAAAAGTTGCACGACGGAAGCCGACCACCAGAGACGGGAACCTACACGCCGCCGCCACCCTATCCGTGCGCGAGTCCGCCGAAGTCCCCGGCCTCTACCTCACCACCACCCAACTTGTCACCGTCGGGCAGCGCGCGCTCCCGCTGAACAAGGTCAACACGGTTGGCGACGCCGCCCAGGTCTTTGCCTACCTATCCAAATACGCTGTCGAACACTTCGACGCCCTGGTCACGGACAATGAGGGAAGCCCGCTGGCCGTCATCGGATCGTTTAAGGGTGCCACCGCACAAACAAGCGTCTACCCAGGAACAATTATGGGCGAGTTGTCGCGCATCCACGGCGCCGCGCATGTCTGGATGGCACACAACCACCCATCCGGTCGCGCGGAACTGTCCAGCGTAGACCGACATTTATCCTCCAGGCTCGATGATCTTATGCGCGGCAGCGGAATTACCTATCACGGTCTTCTGGTGATGGCCACTCGGGGCGACCGGGTGCACTACGAAGACACTAGCTACAGAAATGGCGATGTCAGCGCCAGCCAGAAGCCCTTGTTCAGCGTGCCTATCGTAGAACGCATGATAGCCAGTGGCGGAAGCGTAGGTAATAAACTCACAAACCCAAGTGAGGCGGCCATCAATGTCATTGAACTAGCGAAGGGCGACCCCGGCATCGTCTTCGCCAACGCACAGAACCAGATCACCGCATACGTCCCGTTCGACGCCGGGCACATGGGCGAGCTGCGTAAGGACGGCCGCCTGATGCGCTTGGTGCGAGCAGCCAGCCTCTCTGGCGCCGAAAGTGCCATAATCGCCATGCCGGACGGCAAGGTGTCGCGCGCTGCATTCGCAAATGTGAAGTCTGCGTTGGAGATGATCGACATCAAGACTCTTGACGGAATCGAGTATGTAACCGATGGACAAGGCAGCCAGGCCGAAGGCACGCGGGCAGTAAGTTTGGCAGAGCAGAACGCTGTAACCAACCCGGACACGGTCAACACACGTACTTCCGCCATGGATGCCGCCATCAATCCTGTATCCATGCGTGCGCCGGAAGTGGCTGGAAACTTCAAAACAATAACACAAAAACAAGCCGAACCGCCGATCGTGCCGGGCGCGATGGAACGGTTCCAAAAAGACCTGGCTGCGCTAAAAGCTGGGGCTAACACGGTCCAGGCCAAGGATGTATATCTTGGCTCTACCATGCTATCCCGCGCCAAGTGGTACTCCCCGCTATCGCAAGCCATCGAAGGCGCACCTGCAAAGGTATTCAGCAACGGAACGCAGGTGAAAAATTGGCTGATGGCCAACACCGGAAAATCAGGCATCAAGCTGGATGAACTGAACTGGTCCGGCCTGCTGGATTACCTCGAACTGCGTGGCAAGGACAAGGTGACGAAGGCCGAGATTGCCGACTACCTGAGTGGTAACGGGGTGGTGGTGAATACGGTGGAGAGGGTCGGTGTCGGAGACTTAAATGGCGTAATAGAAGAAATAGATAAATACATCGGAACTTTCGCGGATGGATGGACAGACACAGACGAATATCAGATAAAGCAAGAGCCAACCGCAGACGATAAGGACACATACCAATTCATTGATTATGAAGACGACAATGGTGATAAGGAAAGCAAAAAAGTTGGAATAAATGTGACTGTAGACAATTTCGGCACGCATGAAGGGTGGAGCAAAGACGGTGGTTGGGTGAATACGACAGTTACGTTTGACGATGGAAGAAAAGCAAAGGCCGGCGCTTGGTTGTCTTACAACGGCAATGGGCAAATAGAGGTTGATCCATACTCGCTGTCAGATTTTGGCGATAGCGACGAATTCACCGACAACGAGGTTGAGGCAATCCGAGACTCTATAGACGAGTTAAACATAAAGCAGGAAACTAATCTGTCAGATAGCGTCCAGTCATCATCAGACGAATTCGATGCGAGACTGAAAGAGGCGATCGTTTTTCTTAAAGATGGCGATATTTACTCGGCAGAGGCAAGAATCATAGAGGCTGGCGATATCGAGATGGAGTATGGCGACAACCCTTCCGCAAGAGCGATACGCGCCACGATAAGCGTAACAGGAGACGCCAACAAGTACTCAAGCTACTGGGGCTCCAGCTACAAGGGCGGCATACCGGGCAGCTACCGCGAGACGTTGGTGACGTTACCGCAACGCGACCCCCCCGCCGCCAACAAAGAGTTCACCGCGTATCAGGCCGAATTGCGTGAAAAATATGGTAATGGCGAAAGCGTTATGCGAAATGCAACCCCGGATGAAATTCACAAGCTAGATGAGCTTGGTGCGCCAATTCGCGAATCGCGTGTCCCGGCAAAACAGTTTCGATCACCCCACTGGGACGAGAAGAATGTTTTGGTCCACCTCCGCACCGACAAGGTAATTGGCGATGACGGGAAACGGTATTTGCGTGTTGGTGAAATTCAGAGTGACTTTGGGCAATTGTACAAAAAACAGCGCGATGCAATCAAGTCGGCTGTTGATGCGGACTTCCAGGGGATTATTGATAAAATGAAGGCTACGGGTGTTCTTGAGGTGGCTTGCTGATATGTGGAAGCACTACGTTTACATCCAACGACGCGCCAACAAAACGCTTTGGAGATTCGCATAATGACCTGCACCTACACCTATCAAGGCAAGTCCTACAGCGCAACTGAGTTCGATGATGTGCTGCGATCCATGTCGCCCAGCGTGGCGGCAGAGTTCATGCCGGGTGTGCTAGGCGTTCCGAATGCCCCCTTCGTCACCGACACTAAATCCTGGGTTGAACTGGGAATCAAACAAGCCATCCGCCTGGCCATCGACTCAGGCGTTGACGGCATTGTCTTTGGCACAGGGCAGCAGAATGCGGACTTGTATGATTTGAGCAAGCAGGCCGATTCTGTCAATGTTGGGATGCGCCCTGATGGTACTTACTCAATCACGGCCAAGGGTGTCAACGGGCAGATCGGGACCTATACCGCAACTAAAGAAACGCTGCCTGAGGTGGTTGGAAAAGACCTTGCAGAAAAGATAGTCAGAGAGGTTGCGGCAGATAAACAGAACGTCACTTATTCCGGCCTAGACCTCAAGGTCGGCGGCAGCGGTATGCGCACATTCTATGACCATATCGTCCCATCCGTAGCCAACGAAGTACTGCGCAAGTTCGGCGTTGGTAAGGTGGCAACCGTCAATACCGAAGGCGGTAAGCAGATCGGTTTCCAGATCACGCCGGAGATGCGCGCCAAGGTTGAAGCAAGTGGCGTTCCGCTGTTCGCGCGCGGCAACCGTACCGGGGGAATCGCTCTCGATGACCTGAACGCCGTGGTCAACGGATTCCGCAAGGCGGCGCAGACCATGCCTTCCGTGCATGTCCTGGCCGACACGAAGGACGCCACGCGCGAGGTGCAGAAATGGCTGCGAGAAAACGACGCCATGAACGACGCGGCCGGGCTGTTCTACAACGGCGAAATCTACCTGTTCGCCTCCCATATCCGCGACACCGGGCATGCGCAGGAAACATTCCTTCACGAAGCTCAACACTACGGCTTGTCCGGCATCTTCGGCGATGCGCTCGAAGAGCACATGCTGAACATCTACAAGCGAAATGGCGGCATGAAGGTGAAGGTTGATGCGCGCCGGGCAAAGGAGCCGGCCCTATCCGTGGTGGAGGCTACCAACGAAGTGCTCGCCGATATGGCCGGCAATGGCACAGCGAAGCAGATGAACGGCTGGGACCGTCTGGTCGGCGCCGTGCGCGAGATACTGCGCCGGGCAGGCTGGGCGAAGGACATCAGCGATAACGACGTGCAGTACCTGATCTACCGGGCCGGGCTGTACTCACAGCGTGCGAAGAAGCCTGGGTATGCGAGCGTAGAGAAGGGAATGCTGCAACGGGTACAGCACGGAACGCCGCACATCTTGCCGCATGAACCCGGTTTCCCGCATGGTGGGCCACGGCTGGACAAGATTGGTACTGGGATTAGCGGAAGCCCTGAAATTGCCGGATATAAAAACGGAGACTTCTACGATGACTACGCACTTGAAGCAAGAGAGTTCAATGAACTTCCAGAATCATTCCGTATCGCAGAAGGAGCACGTATACAAGGACGCGCACTTAGTCCCTCTATGGAGATGCAAATTGGATGGCGTTCCGTTTCCGTCATCGCTAACGGGGTTGCCAGAGATTTTTCCAAATCGGGAGTATCTAAGTTGGTCGGAAGCAAGGTCGAGAACTCCCACGACCTAGCAGCCGTTGCGCAGATTTACCGTGATCCACGACTGGAGACGGCACGATACTTCTTTGTCAAGGATGGAGCGATCGTTGGGCAAACGGCGATTTCTTCTCGCAAGCCAGGGAGCACGCAAGTCCTAATCGGAGGCACGGAAGTCCAGCAGTCCGCCCACCTTACTGACATCATCGACCAGATGGGCCGGGTAGGTGCAGATACGGTATGGATTCTACACAACCACCCCGACGGAAACCCGACCCCATCACAACAGGATATAGACACAACGGCAACGCTCGCCGCAAAATTCATGCAGGCCGGCAAGAAGTTCGGTGGACACGTCATCATCAACCAAAACAGATTTGCCACGGTATCCGTGGCGCGCAATGGAAGCAAACTGAAATTGCTGCCATCCGTCGAGGTTGCTGACTTTGGACGAGCTACCAAGTACGACATCGCCAATCCGAAGCTCGCTCACCCCCTTCTGAATGAGCAGATACTTAGCCCGATTGATTTGGCGCACGCGGCAAAGAAGGCTCAAGTGTCGCCTGGACAGATCGTAATCGTCGGGGTTTCTGGCTCTTCCGGGATACGGGTGATAGCTGAAGTTACCCCATCACAGATGAGCGAAAGGAGGCAAGCCGCAATACTTCGCCACATCGCCAAGCAAACAGGGTCGGACCAACTATTTGCATACGGGGTATCGCCCGAACAATTTGTTGATGTGCAAGCCGCGATTCGTAGCGGGTTGCTGGTTGATGCAATTGTCGTCAGCGGAGCATTTGAATATTCAACCGTTGGATACACCGGGGATAGGGCGTCTACTGGGTATTCGCTTGGCACGAAAGAAGCGGGCTACGTGGTCAGTATGCCGACATGGACAAACCGGGGCGGATCGCGTCAAGCCCCACTCCAGGGCATTCCGCCCAAACCGCCTATGGCTCCGCCTATTCAGCCTACGGCAAACCTACAAGGCGGATCGCCCAGGAGCCGCGCGAACACGCCTATAGCAGAAACTACTGCCCAGAAGAGGCTGCGGGTTATCCAAAACAAATTCAACCGCTTCAAAGTCCTGCAAAAATGGATTGAAGACCAAGGCATTGCGATTCCCGAAGAGGCTGACGTTTACCTGTATGAAACAACCATGCCAGGAAGGATCGCAGCGCGTATGCAGGACTTCAGAGAGTTGCAGATGAAGCCCTTGATCGAGAAGACGGTGGCGGCCGGAATCGAGATGGAGCAGATCGCCACCTTCCTAAAGGCGCAGCACGCACCCGAGGCCAACGTTAGGGCAAGGGTACTACACAATGACAAGGACAAGACCGCCTACGGCATGACCGATCAGGAATCAAAGTCTATCATGGCGTCCCTTGGAAGCCTGCCGAACTTTGCTGAACTTAAACGTCTAGCGAATGAGTGGCGTTCCGTCACCACGCAGTCGCGCGACATCCTACTGAATTCTGGGATTATCCCGGCCGACTTGGTTAAGTCATGGGAGGATACGTATTCCCTATACATCCCTGTCAAGGGCGACGAACAGAAGACCGGAACAGGGCGCGGGCTTTCAGTCGCTGGCCGGCAACATCGCCGCCTTGGCCACGGCGCGCGCGACGAAGCCATCATCGAAAACATCTGGCGCGACCATGAGCGTGCAATAACCAACGACGAGAAGAACCTTGTTGGCAAGGCGCTGGTTCGCTTCGCGCTGGAAATAGCGAACCCAGAGATAATTACCGTAGGGAAGCCGGTAAAGCGTCAGGTGCTGGCCCCAGGCGCCACGGCCTACATGGTCACCTACCAGGGCCATGATTTGGACGCATTCGACACTCAAGACGACGCCAAGCGGTATGTCGATCAGCAGTCCGCTCACCCAGACAGGAACAGACCTGATTTCGTCATCGTTAAAACCCAAGACCCAGTTCGCGTCATGCTAAGAGCCTCCCCTATGTTGGAGGAAAACGAGGTCAACGTGTATCTTGGTGGGTACGCCGTCAGGGTCCAGATCAATGACGAGATCGCAGCAAGAGCCTACAAGAACATAGGTGTCGAGCACCTAAACGCGGTCTTGTCGGCTGGCAGAGAGGCAAATAATTGGCTGTCCAAGGCCTACACCGGGTACTCGCCTGACTTCATCTTCACAAACCCGATTCGTGACGCAATCCAGGGCTCATTAACCCTTACCGGGGAGTACGGGGCATTCATAGCGGCCAAGATATTCATGCGCTACCCGCACGCCGTAAAGGAGCTTTTCAAGCACTTCAGGAAACGCGGTTCATCGGCGTTGGTGAGCGAATATAGAGCCGATGGGGGTTCAACCGGGGCGGCTTACCTATCTGACATTGAGCGCATTGGGACTGACATTCAAGCCTCTTATAACGAGTACGCCGGCATGATGGATACCTACGGCAGAACCTACAAGAAGGAGATAGACGCCGGCAAAAGCGAGACCAAGGCACGTTCCATCGCTGCGTTCCGAGCCGGCATGGCGGGGTTCAATGAAATACCGGTCATCGGCCATTTCTTGAAGCTGATGAAACGCATCAACTCCATCACTGAAAACGCCTTGAGGGTCGCGACCTACGAAGTGTTGGTTCCGATTGTTGGACGGAAGCGTGCGGCTGCCCAGGCCAAAAACTTGATGAACTTCAACCGCAAAGGGGAGATTTCAAACCAAGCCGGAGCGATGTACCTGTTCTTTAACGCAAACATCCAAGGCACGGAAGTCATGTACCACGCCCTGTTCGAGTCACCACACAAGCGCCAAGCACAAGCTCTGGCCGGGATGATGGTACTCGCTGCAATCGCGCTGGCCGAATTAGCCAGGGGCAGCGACGAGGACAAATGGAAGCGTTTGCCGATCCATGTTAAGGATGGTAACTGGGTTATCAATATTTCCGATTATCAATTCACGCTGCCGCTTCCTTATGGCTACCGGCTCTTTCATACTTTTGGCAATGTGATAGACGACTACGCGCACGGGGTAGATGGAACAAAACTCGGAATCCGCCTTGCGTCGGCCATGTTCGACAACCTGTCACCCATAGGCAACCCGTTCGAGGGGGAGCATGGATTGTTCCAGTTGGTTCCAACAATACCGAAGATGATCCTCGGGCCTGGCGTCAACGAAAACTCATTCGGCGGCCGCATCACCCCCATGCAATACAGTGATTCCAAGCCAGATTCGCAGTTGATGTATCGCACCACCAAAGGCACGCTGTATGACGACATTGCGAGCACCATGAACCAGGCAACGGGCGGGTCTAAATATGAAAAAGGGGTTATTGACGTCTCCCCTGAAACCCTGAAATTCTGGGTAACATCGCTCACTGGTGGGACTGGGAAGTTCGTGCTTGATACTGCCAACATTGCGAAGCTGGCGGCATATGGCGAACTAAGCGACGAACCGCGAGACTACCCAATCGTGCATCGGTTTGTTAGGTCGCCAGGCATCTCCGACTCGCGCACCGCTTTCTACGAGGCGGCGAAGGACGCCAAGAAATATGCTGATGAGTTCGCTAATGCAAAGAACAACAATGACGTAGAAGCGGCGAAAGAGATCAACAACCCGAAGATGAGGGCTCTGAGCGCATACGCCGAAAAGGTTCAAGAGGTTATCAAATCAAAGCGCGACGAGCAGGACCGAATCAAGAATGATGACAGCCTGACATTACAGATGAAGCAGATCAAAATGAAGGCGGTTGAAATTGAAGAGAATGCCGTCTACGATAGGTTCCTCAAGCAATTCGAGTCAGAACAATGACCCCATGGCAGTGGTGGAAGAGAGTCGAGCACTGGGTGGTAATCATCATCATTCTCTACGCCACAGTCGGTGGATTGGTGATTGTGCTTTACCACGAAGAGCTAGGGATACCTGTTACCCACGTGCAGCACGATGAGCCTGGTGGCACCGGCCGGTATCAGTGAAGCCCGGATACTGGAATCCCATTGACACCCCACCCCGCCTAAAGTCGGGGGATTCCTATGGCGTCCGCGCTATCCTTCCTAGGCCTGAAGGCCGAGGCTTGCCTCGCACCGGGTCACTCTGAGTGTACTCAATGACCTACGCAGATTTCAGATTTGAGAAATTGAGAATTTCTAGATAATCAAGCTTGCTTCATGTATTTTCTGCCCAATGATGGCCATCACGTTGCAGGCCATGCTATTCCCTAACGCCTTATAAGCTGCGCTGTCCGAGTACCCTTTTACTTGCGATAGGAAGTCATCTGGGAACGCTTGAAGCCTGGCGCACTCGATTGGAGTTAGCCTTCTTACTTGCATTTGTGGTGTCATAACCCCATCATGCCTTCCGCCTTTACCACCGCGCTGAATAGTACCTGCTACATTTTCAGAGGCTGTTAATTCTCCGATCCATCCTATTGCAACTCCCGCATGTTGTGATCTCGTTAGAGTTGCGCTTGTTTCTGCACTGAAATTCATTTCATCTGGTTGTGCGTCAACATGAAACGCCACCGCATGAACATCAGTCTTAGTCAGCGTATAACTTGCTCCAGATTCGTCAAATCCATTTCCGTTTCCGCCGTTTTCTGGTTTTCTGCCTATGGTGTTACCTGCTAGTGCGAATACATGCGCGATAAAATCATCCGTCTCAAAATCTAACCGTTGTCCAGTCCCTTTTGTCATACACTTTGCTACGTCATTGCAACTTGATGCAATGCTTTGTATAGAATTGTAGGTAATTTTTTCCCGCGTTTTTCTGCTCGGCGGAGGATTCCCGCACAAGCCTTTTGACTCAAGAAATAACGGCTTTCTACTTTGCCAGTCTCCAGAATCTCGGACAACGAACACACGCCTTCGTCTTTGTGGGACGGCTCTAGGGTACTCAGGTGTTCTACAGTATTGCGCATCCAGAGTGATCCACTCGACAAGTCCGTTTTTGCCGACTGCACAACCGGAATTTTTCCATCCATCTCTCGGTACGTCAAATTCGCACCCAGCCATTTCCCCAACCACGGAAGCAAAGTCTCTCCCTTTTTGGCTGCTATATAATCCGGGCACGTTCTCAACGACAACCCACCTTGGCTTTGCCCATTCAACGATTCGCATTGCTGTGAAGAACAGTCCAGACCTTGTTGCGCTTCCATCTTCATTTCGTAATCCTTTCCGCTTCCCGGCTATGGATAAATCTTGGCAGTTATGAACTATTGCTCCGTTTGCCATATATGATTCGTCATCTTGTACGCTAATGTTATACACAACTCCAGCACCACAAGCATCTGATTGACGCAATAATTTCCAACCGTAGTCACCATCAATAAATGATGATTTATTTCTATCGCAAACTCTTACGGTATATTGTCCACGCTGACTACAAGTACGCCCTTCAATTATGCATGTTAATGGCATTTTCGCGTAATATACTCCAGCAACAATTCCAAATGCTCTCTGCGCTAAAAGTGCCATTCCCAATGCCAATGACTTACTTACAGTTGTTACACTCCATTGCTTGTGGTTATCATTCCGCCAACCATCTCCGGTTGCCCATCCATTAAATAATGATTCGGCTTTATGTCGTGGCAATTCAAGACAAAATGATGGAAGTTTTTTCCCGTGCGCCAATCTACCAAAAGGCGTTAAAAAATCAAATAATTCTTTTCTGCAAATATGGAATTTATAAACTGTATCTTCTTCTACTACTGTAAAATTCAATCCTGCATCACTAAGTCTTTCTTTAACTTCCGAAAACTCATGCTTACCACAACAAATTACAATACGCCCAGTTTTTCTATTTTTTCGTTCTACAATCCATCCATCAGCTAAATATCTACCAACAACCCAATACCATTCTGCACTATGGTCAATATCATCTATAACTTTAGGAAGAACTTGCCCTGCGAAACATCTGTTTGATGATGAAATATCTTTTGCTTCAACCCATGATGGTTCAGAAAAGCACCTACGATTTGTTCTATTCTTGTTATCCCAAATATTGCTTGCTTTGCGGATATAATAAGGGTGCTCATCTGTTGTTATTGTTTCAATAACTCCAGCACCTTTTATTTTTCGTAATTTATTTGATTCACTTTTCATAACAGATGTAACTGGCTTCCAGCTTCCTGTATGAGTTAAAACCAAATCACCAATCAATAAATTTTCTATATTTCTATATCCGTCGTATGTGAGAATTTTGGTTCCAGCTTGAAAGCATGGAAATCCGCCCACTACCAAGTCAATATGCCCTAGTGATTCTACCTGTTCTTTGGTGATTTCCGTGACGCTGCCTAAATTCGGTACATCTGGATAATGATGCGCCAATACTTTACATGGGAAAGGCTCGATTTCAGCCACTCCTACGCATTCCCAACCCAATGGAATCCAAGCCTGAGAGGCACTTTCTATTCCAGAAAAAAGACTAAGGTATCGCATGTATTCCTATTTATTTATCGGAAAGCGCCGCGAAACCTCGGCCTTCAGGCCGGGGAGGATGTCAAAAGTACCCCGCCGTCATCGCAGAAGATATACCACCAAGAATCGGAAGTGTGCCCGCCAATCTCACGCATCATCATTGCCAGCCGCGATAGATGCAACGGCCATTCGTATCCCTAGCGACATGTTCCCATGTCCGATTTCGCGTGCCAGTGCGATCGTCGCAGCGTCGAGCGTGACGGAGTAGCGCTCAGTGCGCGCCCCATGCAGGTCCTTGGCGAGGCCGGCGCCTTTGCGGGCGCCTCCTCTATTGTTTTTGATTCCCATGTTGTTCCGCCTCATATTACCTTTCGTGTGTCCAGCCATGATTACCATGTTACACCGCAATCTGGTAAAGCGTTCCGTCTTCGGATAGGTGGGTAACAACCAATGCCGGTCGTTTCCCTTGTCTTGCCTAAGCGGTGCCCGAACAACGGTTTTTCGGGCGTGAGTTTCAGAACCTCCGGAACCGGATGGTCAGACTCTGACCATTTGAAAATCATGGTTCCTTGCGGCTTAAACACCCGGAAGCACTCCGCAAAACCTTGGCGCAGCATCTCGCGCCAATCACCTGTCAAGTGCCCGTACTTCTTCGAGAGCAACCCCTTAGCCCCCGTCCGCTCGATGTGAGGAGGGTCAAACACAACGCGGGCAAAAACACCGTCCGGGTATGGTAGGGCGGTGAAGTCTGCAATCTCGTCTGGTCAACTATAATCGGGCTTCTCCCCTTGGTGCCAGGCGTGCCAATGTCAATCGGCCACGTCACGCGGCGCTTGTCCACAAACAGTGCGCGGTCGTCCTTCTTGTCAAACCAAAACATCCGGCTACCGCAGCAGGCATCTAGCACCGCCGAGAAAGCCGGCGCTGGCGACACGGAAACACCTAACTTGGCGTTATACCGCATCATAGGTTGCCACGAAAATATCTGGCTTGCACGGATACCGTTCGCCCTGCAATCCGGTAATGATCCAGTCGCCAGGGCAAACAATGTGTCCGCCTTCCAGTGTGTCAATCCACCCATGACCGCGCATGGCGTTGCCGCACTTCTCACATCGTGGTGTATTAGCGTCTGGCCGGAGGAAGTACCGAACGACCAGCCCTTCGTATTTCTCGCCCTTGTATTCGCCGTCAGTAAACGTGCCGTTCCCGTCTCCCGGGTGGTCACCGTTTTTGAACCACTGTGTCGCTTCGATCACCACTGGTTTCTTTCGGTACTGCGCCATGCTGGTTCTCCTTAGCAGGTTAACTTAAAACTTCGACAAATTACTTTGCCTAATCTGCCCAGGGCTCAGGACTAGGCTCGCTCCCCGCCAATAGATCCGCCAACCTAAGCTCTCGGCTTCGGTTGGCGTGTACCGGGTTAACCTGCCCAAGGGACGAGGACTTAGGACATACCCGCATAATGGCCGATGATGCTCGCCACCACTTCCAGACTTTCCCTCGCATCAAGAGGTCTCGCTCGGCTCTGGACCGCATCCCCGTACTTCCACCCGCTTGACGCGAGTGCCAGGTATGCGCACTTCCTCCGCTTGGGCAGCGATCTTCTTTCCCACATACACGAACAGGGCAGAACGTTGTTGATCGCCCCAGGTGAGTTCTACGCCTCTCGGCTTCCAAAACACCCGGCATCGTCTATTTTTGCGACCGCAGCCCGATAGATACCTGTTCGTTGCATCCTGGCAGCACCAGGTTTGTGATGGCGGCCAGTGCCAACCTGGCTATCGGTTATCCGTGGGGGCGATTCATCCCATAGAGGCCATCACAAATCTGGCGCATAGAAAAGCCCGGTGACTCCTGCGAGAACCGGGCTTAGTTGGATGTTTCGTAACAACAGGGCGGGGTGCTCGCTTAGTCGGCAACAGGGAACCTAAAAGCGGCCAGCGCTCTCTGCTGACTCCGCCCTGTTGGTACTCGATATGCCTATCGAATGAAGTTCATTATCCGCATCGCCGGCGGATTGTCAACCTGTTTTCTCGTAAAAAATCATTCAGCGCCATCGTTGCCCGGAATAATCCATGCTCTCGATGGAAGTCGTTGAAGTCATGCCCGATTGTCGGCGGCATGAAGTACGGCAAGCCCGTAGCCACTGCCGCCTTTCTTCCGGTATCGCTGGCATCGTTGTCCGCCACCACGAACCCTTCGCGCGCCATGTGAGTGAGGTTTCCGGCGCTGAAACAGACGTGAACCGATAGCCGCTGTTTCGCTGCCGCGTGAATGGATAGCCCCGTTGCGTATCCCTCGCAATACGCGTGCAGGTCGCCACTCCCGATCACAAATTCCGCTCCCTTGGCTTGCTGTCCGTGAATGAATTTCTTCCCCCCGTCAATGCTGATGGTCTGGCAGCCGACCAGCTTTTTCCCGACGTACATTGGCACTACAAGAAGGTTGTCGGCATCGGGCCGATAAACAGCACCGCGCAGTTCTGGGAACCCCTTGGAGTCAAGATAGGCGTGCTGGGTTTGCTCGCACTCGCCTAGTATCGCCTTGGCCACCTTGGCCGCCTGCTCGCGGCCTACTCGCATAACCCTATCTGTGGCCGCCCGTTGTTTGGCGATGGCTGCGCGGTCTATCTTTACTGGTTGCTCGCGGTCTGGGTGCCATATCGCCGGCTCGGTCATAGTGGCGTGGTTCTGTACCCACCCAAAGTCAGAATTGAACAGATAAGCACCGTTCTTGTGGTGCGGCTTGTCTGTCGTCTTGCACCTGCAAATCCTGCCATCGACCAGACTTCTATCAATGATAAGTCCGTGCGCCTCGGCAAATTGGTGGAAATTCATCTCGCGCCCCTAGCCCAGGCAATGTTTCGAGACCTAATCCATTGCTCAATTTCATGACTTGGTGGCAACGGTTTTTTCTTCCATTTCGGCTCTACTTTGAATTTCTCCTTGTACTTGTAGAAGGCAAATCCGTCTTTCTTCCCTTTTGCCCTGGCATACCCGAGAAGTTCTTGATACCAGCGCTCTTTCGTTGCTCCATCGTACTTTTCGACTTTATTTCCGGCCAATTCAAGCATCTCGCCAGGCTGCTCAATCACGTCATTACGTCGCGGCCTGACGTACCCGCAATGATTGCAAACATCTGATTTCCCAGGCCATAGCGCGCCACATGCCGGGCACTTCGCAGCTTCTTTTTCCTTGCTTGTAGGTTCTGGTTTTGGTTTTTCTGCCCCATCATCCAATGCCGTCACCCCATCAGAATACAGCGCGTCCCATTGATCCCTAAATCTGAGGTAATTTCCTGAATGGTCGAGCCACGCGGCGAATTCCTTGCCTGGATGCGGGCGCATCACGCGGCCCATTTGCTGTACATGGCTAGAGAATGACTTACTGAATGGTCTAGCAGATACCCCAATCATCACGTCTGGTACGTCAAACCCCTTAGATAAAACGTCAGTTGCGATCAATCCGTGAATGGCCGTATCCGGCTTTGAAAACTCCTCAATGGCTTGTGCTTTGAATTCGTCGTCATCCTTGTAGCTGATGCTCACGAAGTTGTAGCCGGCTTCCCCGAACTTCTCTGCTAGGTCTTGACCGTGTGCCACGCCAGCGCAAAAAACGATAGTCTTGCGCGGACCTCCGAAAAGCTCATGGGTCATCTTTACCCACTCCGTCACCACGTCTCCGGTGATCTGCACACCACGTTCAGTTGATTCTTTAGCTGACCACTCCCCTGCTACCTTCTTGGCGCCGGTCATATCGACCTGCTTGGCGATGAATACCCGGAGAGGCGTGAGCCAGCCTTCATCAACAAGCTGTTTCGTCGTGGTCGCAGAAACTACACTGGAGTAGGTTGATCCGAGCCCTTTGGTGAACGGGGATGCAGACAGTCCGATTACCCTTATGTGAGGGTGCGCCTTGATGAATTCGATTGTCTGTGCGCGCTGGACGTGGGCTTCGTCAACAATCAGTAGATTCAGGCCTGGGAAAGCTCCGCGCTTTTCGATTGTCTGCGCGCTGCACACCTGGATTTTACGGTCTGGTCTGTATCTCCAATGGCCTGATTGAAGGACGCCGTGGTCTATCTGGTACTTTTCAAGACGTTTCGATGTCTGGTCGCAAAGGACAATCCTATCAAGCACCATTGCCGCTTTGTTGCCCTTGTCGGCGGTGGCCGACATGAGCGATATTGCCATTTCTGTCTTTCCGAATCCAGTTGGCCCGTAGCACATCACGGCGCGATGCCCAGCACGGAACGCTTCGCGGATTGCATCCAATGTTTTGACTTGAAGTGGGCGAAGTTCGAGGTAATCAGCCATGATCCTGGCCTTTTAGTTTTTCTATCTCCTTCCGCTGCATCGCCATCTGTCTTTTCATTGAGCTTGATTCGCGCATATACACGTCTCGGCTGGCTTTTACGGCGTCGAGTTCCGCCTCCAGCACTACCACGCGCGCCCTGAGTTCTGTGATTGTGTCAAGCGCAGCCGTTTTGTCGTCATCGCAGCCAGGCATGGCTTCTACGGCAAGGCGGTCTTTCAGCGCTTCGTTCTCGGCGGCAAGCTCACGGACAGTCTCATGAGCTACTGCAAGTTCATCTTCATGAGGATCGTATTGTGGTTCTTCCGGTTCCGTCTCCGGCTTTGCCCCTGGACGTTTCCCTGTGACCATCTCTACGGCTTCCGGTAGCGTCTTTTCCCCCCTAGCCACCTCCTTCGCTAGTTCTGGGTCGGCTCTGGCTACCTTGTCTGCGTTACGCTGGGTCTTTTCGCTTGTTCCTGATATAGCGGCGCGTCCGGCGACAGTTTGCAATCCGGTAATCTTACCGAATTGCGGATTGCCAGTTTGCAATCCGGTAATCTTACCGAATTGCGGATTGCCAACAGTCTGAGCGTTGCTCCAATCCTGCGCGCTGGCCACAATAGCTGCTTGCTGCCCTGGCGTCATGTGGCGCCGGCGAAGGTTCATAGAGAGCACATAGGCGACGATGCTGCCGCCCTCGAACTCACGGAAATGCGGCTCTATCCCTGCCTCGTGACATGCCCGTATTCGATTACCACCGTCAAGGATCATGCCATCGTGAAGTGTTATCGGGTCTATCAGACCATTGGCACGGATGTCTGCGACAAGTGCCGCGAAGTCGACCCCGGACATACGTGGGAATAGGGTACATAGCGGGTGAAGCTGGAATGACTGCATGAATACTCCTAGCACAAGCGTTTAGAATGGGAGGGTGGGTAAGTCCTGGTGCAGCAGGACAGGGCTGGCCGGCCTTTTCCCCACACAGAAAGTGTATACGTGATATGTGCGAGTGTAAACAATGCGTGCGGCATCACTTCGCGCCCGTCTCGTAAATATCAATTCCGTGGATGGCCTTCATCAAGTGGCGCTTTATCCGATAGCCCTCAGTTCGCACGCCCTTGAAATCCTCTACCACCTCACGGCCGTAGCGCATGTAAACGAAGTCCGCAACGTAGCGCAACGGCGGGCGCCGCCTGCCGAGGATCATGACTGCTGGAGCGAGATCGTAGACTACCTGCAACCGTAGGTCATTGATTTGGTGGGCAGACATCAGAATTTCCAACTCGCGGTATCGGCCCGCCTCGCCTTTGCTGGCGAAGCAGTGCCCATCCACCATAGTTTTTACGGCGCCATATTTGCTCATCAGATTTCGCTCCGGGAAACCTCGGCATTGAGGCCGTGGAGCGAAATGGGCGCAACCGTAGGTTGCTTGTGTTGACTTTCTTCAAAATCGCGCATCGTGGTATCCATGATGTTGAAAGCCCACCCTTTAGGGAGGGGAACAGTTACTTGAATACCTCTGGATGTGTTTCAAGCACCCAGCGCAGCGACAACAGAGCGGCACGCATCCATTCGTACTTGCGGCCGCTGGCATCTAAACCAGTAACGCGGCCGTCTATCTGATCGTGGCAATGGTGGCAAACGAAGGCGACCAGATCGGCGGCCTTGAACCCCATCCCCTTGCCCATTTCCTGCATGTCGGCATGGGCACCGACGACCGTTCCATCATTTTCGCGTCCGCAACAAAAGCACTTTGGCGATTGGCGGGCCAGACCAAGCAATTTTTTGTTGCGATATACGCTCATATGACTTTGCTCCGTGAACCTCGGCCTTCAGGCCCGGGTGGTGAAATGGGCACAACTGGGGGTAGATCGTGTTGACTTTCTTCAAAACCGCGCGTCGTGGTGTCCATGATGTAGTTAGCAGGCAGTGGCTTCTCGTCGTCGCACACCTTGCAGCGCAGGCGCGCGAACTCAGGCGGGTATGTCGCCGTCTTGCGATAGTCATGCTCGCCCCCGTTAAGACAGTCCGCCTTGCTGGTGCTGTAGCTGAAATGAATCATCGTCGTGTAAGTGAAGGTCTTGCCGCACGCGCCGCATTCCTGCTGGTGCGTTTCGTCCTCGTTGTACCCATAGCCGTCGTCGTGGTTGATTTCCACGCCCTCGCCACAGTAAGGGCATTCCGTGTCTCTGCTCATGCTTCCTCCGTTCGTTTGCCTGCTAACCCGGCGCTCAAGTGGTACTGCGCAAAAGAGCGCCGGCCCTTAGCTATGCGTTGAAAGCCACGCCATCTATGGCGGGGGACAGTTACCTCAATCTAAATTGCGCACACTTAATCGCAAATTGTCCGCACTTTCTTGTGTATATACATTGCTAATGTCGCGCCTAACATTCCTCCTGTGCCGACCCACGGTATCGCATCCCATCCTGTTTGCACGACCCACATGATACTTGCTACTTCGGCAACCGCTAATGAATATGGCGTGATAGCCGCTGCGATGTAATTACCGTGGATTACATTTTGTGACTGCAAGGCTCTCAAAAAGACAAGCGCGAAGGTCGCTAGTAGGATTTTCATATCAACGTATCCTGCTTAGGAATTGCCTGCTCTGGTGCGAATAGCAAACCTTGTGCCTGATGTTGTTCTACACGCGCTTTACCTGCTCTGTAATAATCCTCATCAAGTTCGCAACAAGTAATGTCGAATCCGAGATTGATTGCTGCTATCACGCTACTCATGCTCCCGCCATGCGTATCAAGTATTTTATCGCCTTGCTTCGCGTAGTTGGCCAAAAGCCATTCATAGAGCTTTACGGGCTTTTGTGTTGGGTGGATGCGCACCTCTTTATTTTTCATGTCTCCCTGCAGCATTCCGCTCCATTGAAACCTAAAATTACGCACAGATGTTTTGAAACTTGTCCATGCTAGTTCACTATCAGCAAAGTCGGAGTTACCGGTAACCTTATCCCAGACAATCCAGCATGGGCTTGGCTTTGCTATACGGTCAATAAAATGGTTCGCACCCCAAATAATCTGGTTCTTGCTTATTCTTAGAAGTTCATTGAAATACTCAACAGGTGGTGCATTAACATCTCCGCCAGCAAAAGCCTTATAATCTTTCGCAACTGCCAGCTTTCCCCTGCTTGCATTTCTATCTCCATTTTCGCCTATGCCATACGGCACATCAACTATTGCCAAATCAAAATGTTTATCTGGATAGCGCTCCATCATAGCCATGCAGTCTTCGTTAAGAATCTCAATCATATTCACCTTTCAAGATTCAACATTCCGCCAATACGCCATCTTTAACGCAATACCATATATCAGCCTTCGCGTTTTCTCCGATAATCCCGACAGCGATGCGTACTTGTTCTCCGTCAAGTCAAGGTAATGCAAATGCGCCATTTATATAGCCGGGAGACCAGCGCACGCGGCGAGTCGGGAGAGTGTTCAATCTACCAACCATCCGATCATCTTGAGTGTGCCGCTTAGGTCGATACTGCCGCCAGCATTTACGACACGCTGGTGCAATCGTGCCACACTCTGCCGGCTGGTTGCTTGATATAGAGACCCAAACAGGGCCAACCCAGTGTTGTGTTTCACTTGCTTATCTCGGCCGAGATCATCGTACTTCGCGCACGAAAGCTCTTGCACGGCAACAGCGGCCTGCCGGCGCATCCGGTTGCGTCGGTCTGCATTCACTGTATCAACAATGGCATCATCGGCCAGCCGGCGATAACCCTCATTATCAACGGCGCGGAACACCATGCTGTGTTCACGGCGCAGGATGCGGCGAGCACTGTCGATCAGGTGCCGGTTGCTCCGCACGTCACGCTCGCAGGCCGCATTCATGGCGGTATAGGTGATGATCTCGCCTGGGCTGGCCTTGCGCATCAGATCAACTAGGAACCTGGTATCAACTCCGACATCGGTGATAAACACCTTAACCTGGCTCATGAGTAATCCTCCCATGTCAGGATTTCCGCCTTGAATCGACCGTAGTATCCGTTGTTGCGCGGACGAAACCGGCCAATACCAATCAACTGCCCTGCCTGCTCAATGTGATAGCGGAATGCCTGCTCATTAATAGTGTCGTCAATGATTATGAATTCGACCTCGCCGCCCCAAACGGGGATCATCGGGAAGCACTTCTGAACTCGCGCCCCGTCTCCGCGTCGCCCGGATGCGGGGACGAACAACCATTCCCCGGCAACGTCGTCTTTCAGAACAGGCAGAACCATCGGGTCCGTAACCATCACACCGGCCTCAAAGTGCTTCGTATATGTGCTCTTCCCCTTTCCGGGTATCTGGACGCTCAAGAACTTTGCGGCTTCGGCCAGGCAGTTTTTGAACGACATCGGCGGGATAATCACGTTCCCGTCGCCATTGGAGTGCATCTTCTCGCGCCAGGTGCGCCGCTCGAAGTCATCTTTTCCTTCTTTGTCGCGCGCCTCGGTCTGGTGGAACCGGCTCTGGCTGTATGGGCTTACGCCCGTAATCTTTACGACTGCTCGTTTCATTTTCGTTTCTCCTTACTGGGTGTTGATCTTGTGGCTTGTGCCGCAATGGCCTGCCTTGACCTACCCGTTGCGCCCGGAACCCCTCCGGTTGGGACTTACTGGGATGGCGACTGTCGCCAATCGCCTACCCAGTAAACCCTCGCCTTGCCGCGCCTGGCCATACCGTGCCACGCCCCGCGTTGCCTTGCCGTGCCGTGTTGGTGTTTCCACCGGGAAGCGCCCATAAGTCGCTTCCCACTGCAAACTCCCTTGCCTCGCGTTGCCGCGCCGCGCCGCGCCACGCCCCGCGCTGCCAAACCTTGCCGCGCCGTGTTGGTGTTTCCACCGGGAAGCGCCCATAAGTCGCTTCCCACTGCAAACTCCCTTGCCTCGCGTTGCAATGCTACGCC